GGGTGTTCCATTACCAACCGGATGTTGGTGGAGCTTTTACGATGCGCAGGCAGTGCGTTGAGTGGCCTGAACTTAGGGCCACCCCCGTCACTCTTGCTTCAGAGTGGAAGCCTACGTCGTTCAACGTCAACCGTTCGGTGCGGTCCGTATACCAGGGACCGTTATCGCTCGGCATGGCTGCGCGATTCTATGCTTTCCCCCCGTTTGCTCAGAGCAGTGATGCCGCTTTGATGCAGCTGGGTACGAAGGCGATCGCGTTATGTGCGCCCACCAATAGCGTCGCAAACTTGGCTTCCTCCCTTATCGAGTTACGCCGTGAGGGTCTCCCAAAACTTCTGGGAACTACCTTTTGGCAGTCGAGATTAAAGCGTCTTCGATCGATCGAACAGGTCGTCGAGCGTGATGTTACCACTGTCATAAAACATAGTGGTGACGAATATCTCGGTCTCGAATTTGGGTGGAAGCCACTCGTTGCAGATGTCAAGGACGTTGCTAAATCCCTCGTTCAGTTTGACGAGAGGATGCAGCAGTACGAACGAGACGCTGGACGAGTTGTAAGGCGGCGCTTTGTGTTTCCACCTTCCATCAAAGAGGAAGTCGAAGTAATCCAGACAGGTATTAGCCCGGGTACCAATCCGAGCGGATCTATCTGGTATGACACCTCTAAGTGGAACCAAGGCAGCGTAGTCCGCACCCGTGTAACAACGGTGAACCAATGGTTTTCAGGTGCCTTCACTTATCACCTCCCCCGAGACTATCAAGCTCGGAGTGGGGTGGCAGCGTTGGCTGACCAAGCACGTCATGTGCTAGGGTTAGACCTGACACCAGAGGTTCTGTGGAACGTTATGCCCTGGAGCTGGGCCGTTGATTGGTTTTCTAGTACGGGAGATGTAATTCATAATCTCACGGACTGGTCCACCGACGGTTTGGTGTTGAAGTATGGGTATATCATGGAGCATTCGATTGTCCGTGATACACTTACCTTCGTTGGAGAGACTGGCCTCCTGGCCAGATATCCTCAACGTCCGGACACCCTTGTCCTCGTCTCAGAGGCTAAGGTACGACGTCCGGCAACTCCCTTTGGGTTCGGCTTAAACCTGTCTGCTTTCACAGGTAGACAGAAGGCCATTCTTGCTGCTCTCGGGATGTCCCGGTTGTAGCAAGAGATGTATGTTCTGTGTCAAACGCCAATGGGGTCCAAGACCTGGGCCCTAGGAGTGATGCCTATGTCATTTGCCGATCCTGTCGTCGTTACGATTAGTGCCGTGCCGATTTCCATGCCCAGAACTTATGGGCAAGGGAAGGAAGCGCGGTATTCGTCGTCCGACGGCCTTGTCAGCGTGTCGGCGAACCATACCCTTGTCAAACAGGGGAGGGAACGCCACTTGCTGAGGATCGACCATTCGAAACTTACGGCAAATCCGTTTGACACGTCGGAAAATATGAAGGTCAATATGTCGGTGTATACCGTCTTTGACCTTCCTCCGGCGGGTTATACGGATCCGGAAGCACTCGCTGTGTTCTCAGGTTTCAACACCTGGTGCACTGCGACTTCGAATGCGGTCATCACCAAGCTTCTTGGTGGTGAGTCGTAGTGAGGAGGACCACCTGGGCCGTGGTGCGCCCGGGGGTGCGGAGGAATCCGCTCCACCAAAGCGTACTGCTATGCCTCGGTGGCCTCGCCGTGACGACGTGGAATTCAATGAACTAAACGTCTCACTTAGGATCAGCTATAAAACGCTGGTCCTGGTGTTCGTTCTGTTCGATGTTTTCCACAAAGTCGTTGACGCTACAGTTAACTCGGACGTGATTCCTTTTCTCCGCTAGTAATGCGGAAGGGGTCGCCCTGGGCACTGTGCGTGGCTGGTGCTTCATTGCATCACTCAGTGGTACACACCCGCAAGGGTGTTTGTGAATGACATGGGCTATGGATTCGGTAACCCCCTAGTAAAGGAGGGCCGATGAAAAGCCTGATGTCACTCTGGTCCCAGCTCGCGTTGGAAAGCGCGAGCTTGTGCAGCACATGCGCCATCCGCGACATTAATACCGTCGCGGATCGTATCGAACATGAGGGGTTGTCGTTTCTTACGATAACCCTACCCGACTACGGAAAAGCCATCCAAAAATGGTTAGACTGTGGTCAGGTCGGCATCTATTCCGCGTTCCGTAAGGAACGTGGAAGAGGGCTCCCCGCTTTCTTAGGGGGTTTCCTCAACCGTGTGTTCGATCGGTCTAGTGGCTCGTTGCTTGATGAGCCCTGTGTCGCCTCGATTCAAGCCTTGCGTCAGCTAACGCTGATGTTTGGCAAGATGGAGCTTCCGTGTAGTGATACCCGGAAGCGTAAGGCGATTCAGAACTATGTCAAGTGTGAGCAGGAAGTACGATGGAGCGATAGTCAACTCTCTCATAGGGATATCGAGGAGTTTACTAACCTATCGAACCTGCTTTTTCGGGATGTGTACACGGCGATGGATAGTGATATCTATCACCAGCGCATTGTCCCTAAGCATGGTCCTGGATCTACTGCCGACGGCCTTTCTGGTAACAGAAAGTTTCGTCAGACAGTTTGGACCAATCGTCTCGAACCGGTTTTCCCTGCCGGTGAGAGCCTTCTACCCAACTGGAGTTTTTATGACCAGTTGGATGAAGTGGACTTCCTCGAACCTGGTGCCGAAGTACCTGTCAAGGTTACTTTGGTTCCTAAGACGTTGAAGACTCCTCGAGTTATTGCCATGGAACCCACCTGCATACAATATATGCAGCAAGGGGTTCTGAGGTGTTTCCTCGAGCATTTTGGGAGAGATAGACTCCTCCCAGAATTTATCGGATTTGACGACCAAGTCCCTAATCAGGACCTAGCGCGACAAGGTTCGCTTGATCAGCGAACTGCAACACTCGATTTGAGTGATGCTTCCGATAGGGTCAACAATCAGCTCGTGCGTGCTATGTTACGTCCATGGCCTAGTTTGTCTCAGGCTGTGGATGCAACTCGTTCGCGTCGGGCTGTCTTACCAGATGGCCGTGTTATACGGCTGTCGAAGTATGCGTCTATGGGTTCAGCACTCTGCTTCCCCGTGGAAGCGATGGTCTTTACGACATTGATCTTCTTAGGGATCCAGCGGTCGCTCAACCAGCCACTTTCCCGACGTGACCTGCGAAGGTACGTCGGTTCGGTGCGCGTCTATGGGGACGATCTAATCGTTCCTGTGGACCACGTGCAATCAGTGATACAGACGCTCGAACATTTCGGTGCTCGAGTTGGTCTGGACAAGTCTTTCTGGACCGGAAGGTTCAGGGAGTCTTGTGGTCGGGAGTTCTTTAATGGAGCGGACGTTAGTATTGTCCGTGTCCGGCAAGCTTTTCCGACATCACTTCAGGACGTTTCCGAAGTAGAATCGATTGTGTCGCTAAGGAACCAACTCTATATGAGTGGTTACTGGAAGACCTGTCGATGGTTGGACGAGGTCATCGGGGGGATGCTAAAGTATTTCCCTGTGATTTCTCCTTATTCTTCGGTGATGGGCAGGGTGTCTTTTCTTGGTTACCAAACCGAGAGACTTCACCCAAGTCTCCATAGTCCCTTAGTCAGGGGCTATGTTGTGGAGGCCAAACCTCCTAGAGATCTTCTAGGGGGGCCTGGTGCCCTTCTTAAGTGTTTGCTCAAGTTGGACACGAGTGATTGGTTAAGGGGTAAAGTCCCCTGTCACTCATCCGACATCGATGCTGATCACTCCGATTGGAGAGATCGTCATCGCCTCTCGAGGATTCGTCCTCCTGAGGTCAATGCGCAACACCTAGAGCGTTCTGGACGCCCTAAGTCGTCAGCACTGAAACTTAGGTGGAGTTCACCCCTCTGAGGTGGTGATCGGGCCAGTAATTCCAGCCCGAGGGAG